GGGACCAGTATCTCTACGAGCGGGTTCAGCTACCACCTGATTAGCTGGTATATTGGGCAATAAATTCCTAATAGTTTCTACTTGTATCTTACTAGTTAGAATAAAGATATTCTCTAAAGGCACTATACCCTCTAGCCTATCAACGGTTTCCTCAATTAATGTCTTATCAGTAATGAGCTTTAAAAGGTGCTTTGGCGTCTTATCGCGACTCATCGGCCAAAAGCGTTCGCCACTTCCACCTGCCAATATACATACGTAAAAATTATTAATACCGGTACTCATGAGTTATATTTATTAATTATAGAAAAATTCTTTTCTTTTGTAAATTCTATCTTATTCTTAAACTTACCATCTAGAATATCTGTCTTATGAGATATTACAAATACTGACGTATTATCATCTAAGGTTTGAAGTATTTTTAATAGGTTATCAACTCCATCAGAATCAAGCGATGAATCAAAAGTTTCATCAAGAATCAATAAATTTGTACTGACCGAGTTCTTCATTTTAGCAATTTGTCTCCAAGTAAATAGTAGAGCTAAATTTATTCTTTGTTTTTCTCCTTCAGAGAAGGAAGCATAAGAAAAGTCGTCACGATGTCTAGACTTAATGGTTTCCTCAAAAGTCTCATTTAAATTAAACGAAACAAAGAAATCTAGAATGTGAAGATATTGATTAATTAGTTTGTTCATCACTGGTAGATACTGTTTAATCACCTTGGTCTTAATACCAGTATCTTTTAACATCTCTATAATCACTTGATTATACGTACTCTCTTCATACAATTTATTCTTTTGAGTTCCTAGGTCACTCTGCTTAAGAGTAAGATTCATAAGCTCTTCCTCAGAAGCATTAATATCTATATTTTTTCCTGAAGAATGATCTTTCTCTAATTCATTAATCTGCTTTTGAAGATTACGTATCGTTACGTTATTAGTGTGTATTTCAGTATTAAGTGTCTTTCCTTCATTGATCTTTTCCATTACTACAGAAATAGTATTGGTTACTTCATCTAAAGTCTTTTCTAAAATAGATTGATCCTTTGCGAGCTGCTTAGCTTTATTCTTACACGTGTGTATTTTATCTTTCTTAAAATCTAAATCTATTGGTTGAGCACAGGTAGGACATTGATCATTGTTTTCATAAAATTTAGCCTCTTTCACGATAGAAGCTACATCCGCATTAATAGCATTTTTATTTGATACGAGTTTCTGCTTTATTGCTGTACTATCATCAATCTCTTTTTGAAGATGAGAATAATTCTTTTCTACAAGATCTATAACTTTTTCATTTCTTTGAGTAATTTTATAAATCTCAGCTTTTAATTCAAGTATCTGCTGTTGAACCTTTTCTTTCTGTTCTTTATCTAGATTTTTAAGATCTGCAATATACCTATACTGCATTTTAACTTTCTCAGCAATAACGTCAACTTCATAACCAATGGCTGAGATTTGATCTTTTAATTTAGAAGACTTCTCTTTCAGAAGCTGATTCATCTTTGTAAAAATATTAATGTCCAATAGATCCTCTATCACTTCTCTTCTATGCTGAGCCGGAAGCTGCATGAAAGGAATAAAAGAACTGGAACCTAACATTACAATTTGATGAAAAGACTTATGATTGAGCTTAAGTATATTTTGCTCAAGTATCTTTTGATAATCACGAGTATGAGATTCTTGATTTAACAGTTGATCATTCTGCCATATCTCAAATATATTTGGCTTAATACCTCGAATAATACGAAACCGGTTATTGCCTAAAGAGAACTCAACTTCTACAATGCAATCTTTATTATTGATTGAATTAACAATCTGGTTCTTCTTAATATCACGGTGAGGTTTGCCAAATAACGCAAATGAGATTGCATCCAATAGTGTGGACTTACCAGCACCATTAGTACCTACAATCAACGTAGATTCTCCAGTGTTAAGATCAATCTCCGTAAACTTATCTCCTGTTGAGAGGAAGTTTTTCCAACGGACTTGTGAGAATATTATCATGAGAATTCGTTAGATTGAGCTTCTATATATAATTCTCTTAATTTAGATTTAATTACGTCTTTATCTAATGCAGTCTGTACTGCATCTACATATGTGTCTAATAGAATTGAAGTATCTGAAACTACCTCTACGGAGTTATCATCTATATTTTCACCCTGAAACTCATCATAGTTTTCTGCAACTTTAATCTCAAATACTTCTTGTTTTTGAATTTGGTCAATAAAGTTATCAAATCCTGCTAGATCGTTTTTATTGGATACTATTATTTTTACAAACTTATTCTTTAGTGTACTTACATCATACTTTGAGTAATTTACTTTAGCATCGTCATAATATAACTTAGAATAGATTGTATTAGGATTTAGTATTGGTGTCAATATCCTAGTCTCAGTATCAAATACGTGAAAGAACTTTGCATCATCTGCATCATTCCAAAACATCTCATACTGTGTTCCTAGGTAGTGTATATTACCTTTCTCAGATTTTGTGTGATAATGCCCAGACCAAACGCTCTCAAATCTGGAAAATAGCGCAGGATCCATTCCATGAGGTGCTGGCATACCTGGCATATAATCAAAGCCAGATAGTTCTAAATGCGCTGCTAATATAGAAGCATCACAACTTTCTATAAACTTCATCGACTCAGCATAATTCTCAGAATTAATCCAAGGCAAAAGTGCAATATTACATCCATCGTAATTTAGAACTTTAGGTGACATTACGATGTTCACGTTCTCTACAAAGTAACCAAGTAATTCCTTTAAAGAGCATAAATCATTAGTGTTCTTATAAACTACATCATGATTTCCAGGTATGATGTCCATACTCATACCTAAATCCCTCATAGGCTCTAAGAATGTTTTACGGTTATGATTTAAAGCTTTGAAATTAATAAACTTGCGATGATCATAAAAGTCTCCAAGATGTAAAATTTGTTTTATACCATTCTTCTCGCAATATGGAAAGAAAACATCACTATAAAACTTCCCATGATAGTTTAAAAAAACATCATGAGAATTGCGACAGCCTGCATGAGTATCATTTAGAACAGCTAAAAGCATATCATTAAGACATGAAAAAATCTAGTTGTGACTTATTACTCTTCTTAAAGTCTTTGATTGCTTTATCAACATTCTTAACTTTATCAATTCTTTTCTTTAAGATATCAATAAATCCATTTTCAATACCGCCTAAATTAATATTTCCACGCACATCTGCACCTTTAGAATCTTCTGGATTTGTTACAAAATCTTCTAATCCGGCGTGCTCTATGTATCTGTATTTAATATCCTGCTGCTTTTTCTCTTTAGTTATTCTGCGAATAAATGCGTAGTAAGATATCTGTGTAAAATACGCAAACGCATTTGGATTTCCAGTACGGGTTGCGGCATCAATGTTATAATTCATGATAGCTTTTATACAGTTTTCCACTGCATCCATAACCATTTCTTCTCTATAAGTATATCGAATAAAATTAGGTTTATGAGATAGTCCTTCAGCTATACGAAGGAAGCATCTACCAATATATTCAGTTATACGTGGAATATCTTTGTTTGCTTGTTTAGCAGCCTTCACAGATTTTACGTATTCCACTACAGCCATCGAGAAATCCCTATTATTTACATAGTGAACTCCTTCTCTTTTTATGGCAAGAGAAGAACTCTTTGGCTTAGCGCTGTCACTAGTTTTAGTTGGATTTGAAATAACTGAAATTGATTTGTCTATCATAGTAATTATGTAAGCATATCTCTGTTAATCAAATAAACTATACTAAAAACTTTATAATGTAAATATCAATGTATTTCAATTTAATACAAAGATTTCGTTTCAAATTGTGTTTACATCGACCTAGAAAGCTGTTATTTTGTATTCAGAATACAGGGGGAAACAAAGTATACCCTATATTCTATATCAGTTATTAAATCTATTGTTTGGATCACTCTTAGATTTATTATTTAATTTGTAGTTTAAATCATCTGAGAATGGATTATTGCTATTACTCTTCTTCTTACTAGTAGTAGTAGTAGACTTTACATCTTTAGATTGAGATAAACCATCTTCTTTTCTTTCAACTAACTCTGCATAATAATCTTTAGTATCTTGATCTGGAATAGCTGCAGAAAGAACGTGATTCTTTCTAATCATATGTATTCTAGAATCAGATGATAAAAACCATTGAGAATAATATACTACAGCTCTACCTTCATTCTCAGCTTTACCTTGTATAAGATTTACTAGATAAGGATCTCTCACGAGTATATTATCATCGGTGTCTTTTATTACTTGACATAATATTGTATCTCCAGATACCAATTTAAGAATAAGAGAGGTTTCTTCTATTAGATCGCTCATACGTTTACTTCATGGATAGTATAGTTAAACTTCTCTTTTGAATAAATGCGTATTCTTTCTCCAGCATGATCTAATGTATAGTTCCTACTGCTTTTCCAATGCAAATCATCGGCGATATCAAAGACTTTTGTTCCTTGATTATTATCTGCCTTTCTTAATCCTCTACCTATCGACTGAAGAACTCGTATCTGTGACTTAGAAGGAGAAGCAAATATTATATTATGAAGATTACGGATATTGATTCCTGTAGAGAATGTGCCCATGGAAGCTACTATAATTGCATCTTTTTCACCCTCAGTAATGGAACGAATCCGTTCTCTTTCATCAGTTTCTACATCCCCAGATACAAAGAATAACTTACGAGCGGCTGATGGACGAGCAGATTCAGACAGTTTTTTCTGAATCATATCATATATTGGTTTACCATGCTTTTCTACGTAATTATAAAGAATCAATGTATTTCCTTCTTGTGCAAGCGCTAAGTTACGAATAAATTTGTTTCTAGGTATATAACTGACTAAAAAATCTATCTCCTCTTGATAGGTCTTCTTTTTCATTTCTTGACAGTATTTATCATCGTACTTAAGTAGAAGAATAGAGATATCGAGTTGAGAAAGTGCTTCCGAATCTATAAGCTCTTTAGTGGTAGTAACCTGATATACTGGTCCAAAAAGACCCTCTAATACCAATTTATGTGTTTGAGTGCCATCGAGTGTGCCGGTGGTTCCTACGCGGTACTTACAATCCCTCAATTTCTCCATGATAGAAGCAAGCGATTTAGCCTTAAAGTTATGCGCTTCGTCTCCTATAACCATTCGAAAGTTTTCAAACCAACCGGGAGGCATTTGATAAATAGATTGCCAGGTAGTTATTATAACTTCTTGCTGTATGTTTATCTTCTCTTTACCTGAGTATATCTTATGACACTTCTCATCATTATTCCAATTGTCCTGGTCATTCGTGGAATAGTCTTGAAAGTCCTTAAAAAGCTGTTCAACCAATGACGTCGTAGGAACTACAATCAACACTTTTTCATTTGGCATTTCTTTTAACTTGCTTAAATACCAGCGAATTAGTATATAGATTATCAATGATTTACCAGATGCGGTAGGACTTAGAAGAAGCTTTCTAGTATGCGTAAGTACTTGTATTACTGCATCTAATTGATAATCCCTAACTTCTATCTGCTTATTATGCGCATATAGATTTAAGTCTTCAATGAATTTATTTAATTGATTTTGATCTATAAAAATCTCTGAATCTATACGTCCATAGTAGTTGTCATCTAAAAATTCTAATTCACATTGTCTTACTTCGGCAAATTCTTTAAGATAA